CTGATATTGTAGTTACTGCAGAAACAGTTCCATTACCTGTTGCAATACCTGAGTTATTGTAGAAGATAATTGAATCTGATGCTTGGAAAGCTGCGTTTGCGTTTCCTTGAGCATATGAGATAGGATACTCAGTTCCGTTATCTGTGGTTGCTGTAGAAACTCTCGACAGAACCTTAATATCAATCGTGCTGCTACCAGTTGTAGAAGCTGTAGAAACACCAGTGATAATACCCTTGATGTATCCATTAAATCCTGTGGTTGAACCAACACCAGGAATAACAGCGTTTACAAGAGGAGTTGTTACACCGTATCCGATAACTGCACCAGCATCACCTGGATTAGTAGTTGTAATTCCAAGAGTTTGGTCTGCTTTGTCGTCAATTACACAGATCTTGAGGTTGTTTGCCCAAGAACCTGGATTCTTTGCGACAAACACATAATCTGCAATGTCATCAGCATAGTTTGCTTGATAATCATCAAAATTTTTAATTTTGAGTGAGGTTGTAAATGCAAAACCTACACCAGCATTTGCGTTGTTGAGGGAAGAACCATCTGTTCTTACAACCTTAAGAACACCACCATAAGAAAGGAATGATGATGCACTCATCCAATACTCGTATTGGCCATCCGTAGAGAGTGGTTTTCCAAATACGTTGATGAGTTCTTGTTCTGTGGTAATGTCAATTGGATCGTCAACTGGACCAATTGAGAAAGGACCCGCAATTGCTCCAATATTATCTAAAACATTATCAGCTCTCCCTACAGTTAAATCAACCTCTCTGACGAGTACGCCTGGAGATAATTGAGGAGTCGCCATGTTTTTCTCCTGATACTTCAGTTTGTCTGAAAATATTTATGAAAATGAACTTTTTGAATGGGGAAATAGTGTATGAACAACTACCAATCAGGATATGACCAATCTACAAAAGGATTTTTTCTTTTTCTCTCAGATATTATTCTTTTTATAGTACAATCTTTACACTCATAAGAATATGAAGATGGAACTTGGCCTCTATCTTTTCTTGTTCTATAGAATCCCTCAATGAGATTTTTTACTTCTCCACAAGATTTGCACTTTCTATCATTAAGAAGTAAATGTCCAAGTTTAATTTGACCGTCCAAGTCCATCAGGATAGATACTCCCACATATATGCTCTGTCACCATATTCATCAGTAAACCACCTATCTCCATCAGAATCTACAAAACTACCACTATCTGTCCCATCAACAATAAATCCAAAAGGTGCCATATCTTGCTCAATCTGATTCTTTTGTTCTTCATAGATTCTCTTACGAACATCCTGATCAGTAAGTTCTTTAAAGTAATCTTGAGCAACTAACCAAGCATAAATCACCAGACACATAGCCAGGTCATCATTGCAACCTTCTTCTGCCTCAAATGAATTATGTTTTTGAATAAAGGTTGTAAGTTCTGCAATAATTTCATAATCATTAAGAAGAAGTTTGTTTTCCTCAATCATCGTCTTGAGGTTTAAACATCCAACCTTCTTAACAGTCTTGGACATTTTAACTCCAAGTTGAGTTTTCTTTCCAGAGAACCCTTGTCCAACAATTTGTCCAGCTCTACCACGCATCGAACACATAAGAAGATTATTGTACTCTAAGTCATAGTGAACAATACTTGCAACCTGATCTCCAACATCATTTACTTCACATAAGATGTAAGAATCATTATAATTCTTTGCAACATCCACAATAATACTTGGGAACAACATCGGTTTAATTTCATTGTTCCGATACTTTGCAACTACTTTGTGTGGGAAAGTTGTAATGTCTATAACTGTAAAGGCAGAGTAATCGTTTCCAACTCCACGAGCAACGTCAACAGTGATTACATAATCATGATTCTCTTTTACATCCTCATAAACATCCAAACCAGCACTTCGTTTGAGTGGATGATCGTAAACTAAACTCTTCAGTTTGCTAGGAGCAATCAGAGTATCAACAGACCCTAAAAACTCGCATTCAAACTCAACCTTAAACTGTTGTTCGGATGTGTTTGCTATTGTTTGAGCCTTCCACACCTCATCTCTGCCAGGAACTTCACTCCAGTGAACGTCAGTTGGGATATATTCGTTCTTCTTCTTTTCCGCATCGTGCCACATACGGTAGAAGTGATTCATACCGTGTGGTGTAGAAACGATAATTACTTTCGTGCTCTTACCAGAAGTAATAGTAGGATAAACAGATGCAAAGAAGGAATCTGCGATATGGTTTGGAACGAACGCAAATTCGTCAAGGAACAAGATATTGAATGACATGCCTCGGACAGCACTTGCAGACGTAGAAGCCGCCAAAATCTTTGATCCATTCTCTAATTCTAAAGAACCCTTATTCCATGATATAATACCTTGTTGCATCCACTTGGGAAGGTTCTCATATGCAGTTTGTAACCTATCCAGGAGTTCCCTTGCAGTTGCTGCTTTGTTTGCAAGGATACCTATGTTCACATTATCATTAAAGACGGCATAATGGAGCAGAAAGGACACTACAGTGGTTGATTTACCCGTCTGTCGTGGCATCTTACAGATATTAAATCTGTGATTGTGAAAATTATTGACTAACTTCTCCTGAAAGGGATACATCTGAAAAGGTTGTAGTCCCTTATCCAGTGTCACAATCTTCACATAGTTCTTTGCAAAGTAAACCGGATCTTCTTTACACTGTACAAACTCAAGAATCTGATCTTGAGTAAACTCGATTGGTGTATTAGCCTTCTTAAGAAGTGGATTGCCAAGATATACATCACTCATAAAATGTTTTTATCCTTGATACACTACAGAAGTTGCGTAAATATCATTTCCACTATTAACAGATATAATATTAGTTCTTTCTTTTTTGATTAATAGAAATGATTCGGACGGCATATAAACTGTTCCAACAGTGACTCCATCACCAGTTTTTTCAATTATATAGTGATTTCCAGATCCAGTATGTTGAATTAAAACATACTGTGATCCAAGTCCATTAATATCTGAAACTGTCGTTCCTATTCCTGATAATTGTTGAGAGTTTCCTAAAATTTTAATAGATCCAGTCATTAGCAGTTCCAAGCTCTAAGGGACTTATTGATTCTGCTATTGGGATCGTTAGCAGTTTTTGAGGAAGTTAATTTCTTCTTCATTCCGGACATCCGGGCACAGAATGATGCCCTGCGGGGATTTCCAACCTTCTTACTTGGCGACTTAAGATCAGATCCTGGATTTTCTCTTTCGTAAGATTCGCGTCCTTTTTCATTAAGTCCACCCTCTTTATTCTGACCCTCTTTACGAGTCCAAGCAGCTCCTTCAGTATGAACAATTGGTTCGCCTGGTTGATACTCTGATACATGGTATGATTGAACTCTAGATCCAGGATAAACCTTTTCAATCTGATCCTGAACATCACTTCTACTTGGAAGAGATACTTGTGGGAAGAACATCTTCAGTGAATAGATCTTACCCTTCCAAGTCAACATTACGTGCATTAAGTTTCCTGTTTTTGCTGGGACTCTTACTGCTTCATCAAGTTCAACTTCCTCACTTACCGACTTCCAACCACCACCAGCTTTCTTGTATTCTTTTGCTGCCCAACCATTAGCATAAGCTGAAGGATAAACATCAAACTTTGCTTTTGCTCTGGACTTCATTTTAGACCAGAGAGATGGATTGGTAGGAACATTCTTTTCTTCAAGATTCTGAAGTTCTTCTTCTCCAGCAATCTGTTCGAGAATCTTTCCAACAATTCCAGTGTGTTCTGGAACGCAGTTAGGAACTTTTTTTCCACCTTTCTTCTTCATACCAACTTGTTTATATCCAGTCCAGCAAGGATCTTTCTCTTCATTTGCTGGATGAAGTTGTGCGATATCGTATTTCATTTGATTCGTAATGATTGATGATGGTAATGAATATAATGCCCAATACTTCGGTCCATATTTACACTCCATTTGAGTTTCATTCTTTTGGCACTTTGGACAAAATCTCTTTTGATTTGCTGAGAACATGGGACCATTCCAATCAGGAAGAGCTGATTCGTGAGTTTCTTCTTTGATCTTATTGGATACCATCTTTGGTTTTCCTCCTTTGCCTGGACGATCTGCTACTGGATCTGATTTTCTTTTTCTTCTTACAGCAGCAGCAATCTCATCCTTGGACATTTTTGCTGCCTTTTCTTTTGAAAGACATTTTGGTTTACCCTCTCCGGGTTCACGAGCACATTTACCAATTCTTTCTCCTTTAGTATTATAACGATCCCATCCACCACCACCTACACCACCTTCTCCACCAGTTCCAAACCACTTACGAAGATCTTCATAAGCCATACCTCTTCTAGTATGCTTAATTTCACCTTTTTGTTTTGCGATCAAAGTTTTAGATACCTTTCCAAAGTCCTTGATTGGATTTTCATCAGGAACTGGTTTTTTGGGATTATCATAAATGTCCACATCCCCATCAGCATCACGATCAACATACTGAACTGATGCGTGATGAACTAACTGTTTTAAATCCAAGTTGGGATCAAGTTGGTGTTGCTTTTTCCCAAGATGTGGAGTCTTATGGGTAAATTTGGTAAACTGAGATTTCATTAAAAGATATCAAGGATCTTTTTATATTTATGAATCAATAGTTGTTCGGATAATTTTAAAGTTCACTGGAGTTGCCGCCGAAAATGGAGTTGCTAAAAGTCTTACATAATTTCCAGAGATGTCACTATCAAATGTTGAAAGAACTCCTCCACTCTTTACAATTGCAAACTCAGTATTGTAAGTAGTGCTACCATCATGAACAACTAAAAATTCAGTTGTTTGATAAGACGATCCTTGGTCTATTTGAATCTGATATTTTGCTGATCTGAAAGAACTCTTCAGAAAACTATCCAAAGCAAATTGACTTGAAGTTGTTGTTGTAACTCCAGATACATTGATATTGGAAAAGTTTTTTTGACTAATGAGTTTAGGCATTTGCAGTTTCCAGAATACTTAAGATCAATTTGAATGTAGAGTTTGCACTTGCGGAAATAACCACAGAATCACTGGTTTCTAAAACCAACTTACCATCCATTGGCACAAATGCATCATTTGGAGGAACTGCTACTGCTTTTGCAATTTCTGTAGATGTTGTGCTTCTTTTATGAGAAACAGTCACCGTTTCTGTGGCTGATCCAATATTTGTTACATGGGCATATAACACAATAGAAGTATATCCAGTGGGTGCAGTATATACAGTCTGAATACCTGTAGTTACTTCTAGTGTTACTGTTTTGAAATTATTGAGTGCTAATTGTGCCATACTAACTTAATGCTAAGATGAACGGTGTCATTTGATTAAATAAACTTCTTGTAAATGCTCTACCACTAATTGTTCCATTATTTTGGTTAATGATAATGCCATCACCAATCCTAAAATTACCTGCTTGATCTGTGCTTGTAAAGACTACTCTTCCACCATTTCTAGATACAACTTCATTTTCCTGAACTGCTACACCACCCCGTAAAGGAACAGCAGTAGCAATGTCATTACCAGATCCGACATATTCGAATGTATGAGAACTTGCTGTAATTGTGCTTACTTGATAAAAATAAGCAGTGCTTCCAACACCAATAGTGTTGTTCAGGTTTTCATCTATTGTGATAGTCGTTATTCCAGATACTACTGGAGTTGAACTATTTATTGTATAGTAAACAGGAGAAATATTTGCCGAAGCCGTTGCAGTAATTCCAGTATCTGGTGCTGAAATAGTCACAGAAGGTGCTGATGTATATTGAGATCCACTAGAAATAATTGTAATCGTAGAAACTCTGTCACCATTCAGAGTGGCAAATGCAGTTGCTGTTGATCCATTAGGACCCGATGGCGTTGCTAATGTGACTGATGGTGTTGAAGTATATCCACTACCACCATTCGTTACCGTAATACTTTCTACAGTATAATATAAAGTATCAAAATAAAGAACTTGACCTTCATATGGCCTCGTAGTTGTATTAATTGCAACGGTAACTCTATCTGTTCCTGCAGATGCACTGGTTGTTACTATTCCTGTAAACTGAAGATCACTAACTCCATCAGCAACTAATCCGTGGGTTCCAAAATCTGTATTGCTATTTGTAAGAGAACATTGTCCTCCTTTATATGCAGTAATTCCTTCATTACAGCAAATGGTAAAGACGCTAACTAACTGAGCATAACCGTTATTAGTTACTGCAATACCAACTCCACCTTGATTGTATTGAGTGTAACTATCAACAACCATTGATTTCAATCCCTCGGCAAGATTTCCATCGATTCTCATACCTGTTCCAGTTGTTGTATTACTGGTGCAGTTTTGAACGTAAGGACTTTCCCAACTACCACCACCAACATTGATAGCACCTGATGATGGGAAAGCAACTGCGGCACTTGGCGTAACATGTCCAACAAAAGTCATGTTGGCAAGATAAGTTCCTTTGTTGACATGAAAAATATCTTGAGTTGAATTATTTGGAATTACTGTTACTGTTTTTAAATTATCCCCAACAATAGATACAAAAGCAGGAACTGTTATGGGATTATTTTCGTTATAGGTTCCGGAAAGAACTTTAATAGTAGTTCCTGTTTGAGCAATTGCTACTGCACCAGCAATTGTTAATTTTGCATTATCTATAGATGTTCCATTTTTACTATCATCACCGTCTTTAGCAACATAAATGACATTTGGTGCTGAGTTAATACCAGTGGCACCAGTGTTAATTGTTACATTATCTCCAATAGTAATTGAAGATCCTGTAATGAAAACATCACCAGCACGAATTATATTATTATTACCATCAATTGTTACCGATGCCTTACCTACCGTAAGAATACCAGTAACACGAGCATTACCATCAACATAGAGTGCGGTACTACCGAGTCCAACATAAACTGTTCCAACACCACTTAATGTATTAAATGTTGCAACCCCCGCAACCGAAAGATTTTGTTGAACAATTACATCACTTCTTGCAGTAATAATACCAACAGAATCAACATTAGTTACATCTTCATAAGTTACAGTTCCAGCTACGGAAACATTACCGGTGAAGAGTGCATCACCTTCTACGTAGAGTTTATAGTTGGATCTTGCAGTGGTTCCAACACCAACATTCTTTGTGGTATGGATACCTACAGAGTCAACCTGCCAAGTCCCTCCAGCACCAACACTACCACCTATGCTTTCACTCGCAATGCCAACCCATTGAGATCCATTATAAATTAAAAGTTTCCCATTTCCAGTAGTCTGATCAAAAGAAACATCATCAAGATCCTTAATGAATCCGGCACCACCACCTCCCATTGTCGAA